ACCTCATGATCATGTGGGAGCTGGCAAAAAAAGCTGGAGACTGGATTAAAATTGAACAATCGTTAATCGACGAATTAAAATCAAAAAATATTCAATTTCCAGAAACAGTGCAAGGTATTGACAACTTAAGACTCGCTCTTACAAACAACGAAGAGGCTACAAAATATCTCTTTAATAAGTTTAAAGAAATTTGTATAAGCTAATGATCTTATTAGACATAAGAGGAAAGCCTAAAAAAGTCTATTCTTCAAATAGAATAAAATGGAATATTAAAAGAGCAAGCGACGCCCAATACAGAACAAAGCTTTTCTTAAAAGAATTTTGGGAACAAGATAGCGTCTTTGAGGAGTTTATTATCCCAAGCAGTAGACTTAGGGTGGATTTTATTAATTTTACAAAAAAAATTGCCGTCGAGGTTTCGGGTAGACAACATGAAGAGTTTAATAAGTTTTTTCATAAAAATAGAATTGGTTTTATAAAGTCTGTCAAGAGAGACTTTCAAAAGATAAAGTGGCTTGAAATAAATGATATAAAGCTAATCGAAATTTACGATCATGAAACATTTAATTTAAATAAAAAAGAAATAGAAGAAAAGTTTTCAGTTACTTTATGAAAGATAATTACAATCACAACTTTGAGCTTCCGGAGTCAATATTGTCGCAAATTGAGGAAATGAGCGGCGGCGGATATATAATGTTTATCTTAGATGCAGAAAATAGACCCTCTATTTACGAAAGCTTCGACGGGATAGGGCAAGAATCACAGGTAAAGTCTTTTGCGTTAGACTGGCTTCGAGCCGAAAGAGAAGTTAGAAAAGAAAAATTTAAGCAGGATATATACAACCTATACGCATCAGAAGACGGAGATGAGGAAAGTGATCAATAAATTTGACAAGCTCTAAAAAAACAGCTATCAATAATAGACAATGATCTACTCGCTCCCTGTAGAAAAGCACGTTATTTCGGGATGTCTTAAATACCCAAAAAGCTTTTATGAGATTGACAGTTTTATAAATGAAAAAGACTTCTATCATGACGTTCACTCTATAATATTTTCTGTCATTAAGTCTAATATCGCGCAAAATGAAGATATAGACAATGTTTTAATTAGTGAAAAGATTAAAAATCTAGGGATTACGTTTAAAAATTCCGTAAACGTATATGAATATCTTCAAAGCCTTGGCTTAATGAGCCTTTCAGAAAAAGCTTTTATAGAATCAGCTAGAAAGCTAAAAACTATTTCCATTAGGCGCGAAATATCCGAGACTGCTGAAAAGCTAAAAGCCAAAATGGTATCCAAAGAAGAGATGTCGGCTGATCAAATCATCTCTGCTGCTGATGCTATCTACAATGAAAAAATTAGCGCTTATGATCTCTTCGAAGAGCCTGTTAATATTTTCGAAGATGCTCAATTTCAAATTGAAGACATTGGTAACAATCCAGTTGATGACTCTGGATTTCTTACCCCATTCAAAGACTTCAATAGACTCTACGGAGGACTTCGACCCAAAAATCTATATGCGTTTGTTGCCCGACCCAAGTCTGGAAAAACAACGATGCTATGCGATTTGAATTATAAAATATGTAACGAGATCTATAACGGACAAGTATCTTGTCTGTATCTTGACACAGAGATGGAAACGTTAGACGTTCAGAAAAGGCTTATCGCTTCTATATCTGGAATTCCGTTTTGGTATATCGATACCGGAAACTGGAGAAAAAATCCAGAAATGACTCAGAAAATAAGAGAAACCTGGGTTAAGATTAAAAATTTTAAATTTCACCATCTTAAAGTAGGCAATAAGACAACTAGCGAAATTCTTTCAATCGCTCGCAGATGGTACTATTCGAAAGTCGGAAGAGGAGAAAAGGCAATTATTACATACGATTACTTGAAAATGACCGGAGAAGGAGTTTCCGAATCATGGAAAGAGTATCAGGTAATTGGAGACAAAACAGACAAATTAAAAAAATTAGGAGAAGAGCTGAATTGTGTCGTTCTTACTTCTACCCAAATGAACCGCAGCGGCGAAAGCCAAAACAAAAAAGCCGGCAGTTTCTCTGACGACTCTTCCGCTATTGCTCTTTCTGACCGACTTCAATGGTTTGCGTCTTACGTTGGGATTTTTCGTCGAAAGACAATAGACGAAATAGCTGAGGACGGCGAAGATTGGGGGACTCATAAACTTGTGACTACCGCAAGTCGCTTTCAAGGTAAGGAAGCGGCTGGACACGTCGATTTAGTCGAAAGGTCGGTAGACGGCGAAAAGAGGTTTGTCAGCAACTATATTTCTTTTGACGTAAGAAACTTTAATGTAGAAGAAAAGGGAAGCCTAGATTCCCTTGTCAAGAAGGGCGGCTTAAAGTTTCAAATCTTTGATAAGAATGGTAAAACGGTAGATTCTGGAAATGATGACGACTTGCTATAAACAAGAAGATGTAAAAATAATTCTTGAGCAGTTAGGATATAAGCTCAACGATAGAGGAAGAGAATGGAGATCTAAGCCTCTTTACAGAGACTCTGATAATGATACCGCTTTAAAAATAAATAAAAATGACGGTAGATGGATTGACTTTGCAAGAAACGAATCAGGAACGATTGAGCAACTTATAGAAAAAACATTAGGGATATCTTCATTTTCAGCTAAAAACTGGCTTAAAAAAGCAGGAGTAAACGGGTCAACCAGTGAGATCTCTCAATCCTTAAAAGAAGAAATCAACTTGGACTATATTAAATTCTTTGATCCACAGCTTTTAACAAAACTTTCTCAAAATTACAAGTACTGGAATTCTAGAGGAATAGAAAATAAAACGCTTGATGAATTTGGTGGAGGACTATGTTTTACTGGAAAAATGGCTGGTAGATATGTTTTTCCAATTTTTGATGAAGACAAAAGAATCAGAGGGTTTTCTGGTCGGTCAGTATTTCAAAACAATGAAATAAAATGGAAGCATATTGGGAAAAGAAGCGATTGGAACTATCCTCTCTTTCTTACTAGAGAGTCTATCGAAAAAGAAAAAGAGTGCATCGTAATTGAAAGTATTGGTGACGGTTTAAGTCTATGGCAAGCTGGTATTAAAAATTTCATTATTTGTTTTGGCTTAAACTCTTTAGAACATATATGTTATTCTTTGGTAAAGCTAGATCCGGCTTCAATTATTATAGCTTTTAATAATGACCTATCAGATGGAAAAACTTATGGGGCTGGAAATGTTGCAGCAAAAAATTTCAAAAAACAATTAGAAACCTTCTTCTCTAAAGACCAAATTAAAATAAAGCTACCAAAGTTTAACGATTTTGGAGCAATGACGCAGGAACAAATAATCGAATGGAAGAACAACAATTAAACAAAAAACCGCTTTATCTTAGCGCGTCAAAAATAAAAACCTATGCGTCTTGCTCTTGGCAGTACTATGCTTCTTATGTTTTAAAAATTCCACAAGCTGGGAATAGCGGAGCCTCAAGAGGTACAGTTGTTCATAATTTATTTGAATTAATAGCGAAACCCAAACACGAGCATTACATAAACAAAATTTGGCTTTCTGGAAGCGCTGAAAAAGTGCCAGCCGTTAAAAGATTTCTTGAAAGGCAATTTAGAAAAGAAAAATTAAATAAAACAGAAGAAGTAAAGCCTACCAAGGTAAAGTACGGCGTAAAAACAAACTGGGAAAGCGTCTGTGAAATGATTCACACCACTTTAAAGTTTGAGTTTTTAAGCACGGCTGGTCAGAAAATAATTCATTCAGAATACGAATTCGATCTAGTAAATGAAAAACCGAAATATGCAGTTAGAGGATTCATAGATAGACTATCAGAAGAGGACGAAGGCGGGACGCTAAAAATCCTAGATTATAAAAGTTCCTCAAAAAAATTCAAAGGCGAAGACGAAGAAGCAAATATCCAAGCGATGATATATTCGCTTGTTGCTAGAAAAATATGGAAAAATTATAAGAATTATAAAGCTAGTTTTTTCTTCATGAGATTTCCAGAAGATCCATATCAGCATAATGAATTTTCTGAAAAAGAATTAGACGGCTTAGAGCACTATTTAGAATACATAACCGAGATTCTTGAGAACATCAATCAAGATTCTGCTAAAGACAATCTAGCAGTCAATGATAAAGATAAATCATGGCTATGCGGC